ACGGCTCCCAAGCCGCAGATGCCAATTCCCATGCCAATGCCTCCCCTGCCGCCCATGGGTGCTGGTGGCCCGCCCCCGGGCATGCCTCCCCTGGATTCCCGTGGCCCCGCTCCGGGTATTCCGCCTATGCCCCCCATGGGCGCTGGTGGCCCGCCCCCCGGTATGCCGCCCATGCCGCCCCCCGAAATGATGGCTGCAATGGGTCGCAAGGCTGGTGGTCGCGTCTATCGTTCTGCTAAGGACATGGATGCCGGTGCCGGTGGCGGTCTGGGCCGTCTCGAAAAGACGGAAATCCAGAAGCGCAAGAGATAACGGGTCAGTAGTCATGCCCTGACCTGTTCGTGGGGGTGGAGTGTTCTCTCCAGCATTCCGCCCCCATATTAAAATGGAGAGATGGAGAGGGAATGGAACGACTAGCAAGAGAATTGCGCAAGCTTATCGATGCGCGCATCGCAGAGCTTCGTGACAACGTGTCTTCCGGCCTTTTGAGCGACATGACGGAATACAAGAGGCAGACGGGACACATAGAAGGTTTGAAAGCCGCTCTGGATATTTTGGAACAGGCTATTTCGAACATCAACAAAGAGTAACTGGAGAGAAGAATGTCAATTATGCCTATGATGCATGAAGTGGATCCGGCAGAGGATCTGCGCACCAAGATCGGTGACCTGTCGGGGTTCAATTTGATTGGCCCCAAGGTGCTGTGCGCAATCTATGTGCGCCCCGAAAAGACCAAGGGCGGAATCATCCTGAGCAACAAGACCCGCGATGAAGACATTTATCAGGGCAAGATCGGCCTGATCGTGAAGGTTGGCGTCAATGTGGGCGTAGACCCCGATTGGTTTGGCGACAACAAGCTGGAAGTAGGCGCATGGGCCGGGTTTCGCGCATCTGATGGCTATTCGCTCATCGTAAACGGCGTTAACTGTCGCATCCTTGAGGATGTCAGGGTTCAGTGCATCGCCTCCCACCCTGATTTGATTTGGTAAGGAGAGACCAATGGCCGACGAAAACGAAACAATTGAGATCGAAATCAAGGATGATCCGGCCCCGAAGGCTGAAGACGACATCCTGATTCAGGACGCGGTCGAAGAAAAGCCCGCAAAGCGGCGCGAGATCAGCCCGCGTGAGGGCATTCAGGAACTCAAGCAGAAGCTTGAGCTTGAGCGTCAGGCTCGCCTTGAGGCTGAGAACCGCGAGCGCAACGCATCGTCTCAGGCGTATGCCATGCGCAATGAGGTGGCGAGCAACCAGCACCAGCTTGTCAGCAATACGCTCGATTTTGTGAAGCAAGAGCGGGCGAACATGAAGGCCGCCTATAGTCAGGCGCTGTCTGCTGGTGATTACGATGCCGCTGCGGAGATCAACGACCGCATTGCCGACATGGCCGCCAAGATCCTTGATCTGGAAAACGGCAAGGCCGCCATGGAAGCTCAGGCACAGCAGCCCCAGCAGCCCCAGCAGCAACAGCCCGGAGATTCCGTAGAAGCCTTTGCTTCGCGTCTCACGCCGCGGTCTGCATCGTGGGTCCGGTCGCATCCCGAATATGTCAGGAACCCGCGCCTGAACCAGAAGATGATTGCCGCTCACCAGATGGCTGTCGCTGACGGTATTGAGCCGGATACGGATGAGTATTTCGGTTATGTCGAAGACATGCTGCAGGTGAAGAACCAGCCCTATCGTGACGGTGGCGAAGAGTCCATGTCGGGCGCATCCAAGCCCGTCCAGCGTCGGTCGTCGCCTGCGGCAGCCCCGGTGAGCCGCAGCATGAACAGCAGCGGCGGCAAGCCGAATGTCGTCACGCTCACGCCCGAAATGCGAGAGATCGCCAAGAACTTGGGCCAGACGCCAGAGGAATATGCGAAGAACCGCCTCGCGCTCATCCGCGAAGGCCGTATCAACAGCGACAATTGATGGAGAGAAAAATGGAAAACGACACAACGAACGCCGAAGGCAAGGGCAAGATGTCCTCGCTAAAATCGGCCAAGAAGCGCGCCGAAGAGATCAGAAAGCACCTTGGTGGCGACCTTGACGAGGGCGTCGATGATTTCTTTGTAGACCCTGACAGCATCCCGGAGGGGTGGACCTATGAGTGGAAGCGCCACACGGTGCTTGGTCTGGAGGATCCGACATATCAGGTTGCCCTGCGCCGCACCGGCTGGGCACCCGTGCCTGCCGCCCGCCACCCTGAAATGATGCCTGTCGGGCACAAGGACGACACGATTCTCCGCAAGGGCATGATCCTCATGGAGCGCCCGGAAGAGATCACTCAAGAGGTGCGCTCTATCGACAAGAAGCGCGCGCGGGATCAGGTGCGCGTCAAGGAACAGCAGCTTAGTGAAGCCCCGAACGGCCAATTTGAGCGCAAAAACAAGGATTCTTCGCTGGCAAAGGTGAAGAAATCATTTGAGGCGATGCCAATCCCGGAAGAATAAACTTCACTAATTCAAGAATAGAAGCCCGTGTTTCATGTGAAACACGGGTTTTTTCTATGTTAAAAGCCGATATATTGACTTGAACGCAATTTTGCTGCTTAATATCGCAATCTTCCCCCCGGCGTGGGAAGTAAAACAATATCCCGGTTCTCAGTCGCCCCGGTGCGCGACACGCGAGACCTCCCTGAAACAAGGATATACCTATGCCGAATACTTTCGCGGCTAATGGGTTCTCCCAGTACAGCGGCAACGGTACAACTCCGTCGTATGAGTTGATCACCATGGCCATTGCGTCTGGCAATACGAACCCGATTTTCAATGGTGATCCGGTCGTGCAGGCCGCCAGCGCAACTGGCATCGGCACCGGCTACATCACTCAGGCTTATGGTCCCGTCACGCTGACGGTCGCCGCTACGGCCATCACGTCTTCCGCCGCAGGCGTTCTGACGGTGACGTTCTCTGCCGCAACCGCGACCAGCGGCACCGCACCCCCGGCCACCCCCAATGCTTGGGCACCGCCGGTCGGCGCTACGCTGATCATCAACGGCGCGACGATGACTTCGGGCAACCTCAACGGTGCCTATACGATCACGTCGTCCACCACGACCACTGCCGTCGTCGCCAACAGCGGCGCGACGATCAGCGCCACCTCGACGGCTTCCGGCACGGTTACCGTGATCGTTCCCGTCGCTGGCATCTTCAATGGCTGTCAATATCTCTCGACCGCCACGAAGCGTCAGGAATGGTCGCCCTACTGGCCGGGTTCCGGCTCGACGGGTGATGTGCAGGCCAAGGTCATCGCTGACCCGAATGCCCGTTTCCTTGTTCAGACCGCCAATTCGAACACCACTGCCACGGCAGTCGGTCTCGCATCGGTTGGCCAGAACATCAGCTTCAACTGGAACGATTCGACGGCAACGGGCGAAACCAATGGCAATACCGCCAGCGGTCAGTCCACGTTCTTCGCTGATCAGTTCTCCCTCATCGCCAACTCTGCGGCAGGCCCGGCGGCAAACGCCTACCTCCCCTTCCGCGTCATTGGTTTGGTAAACTATGTTCCCGGTCAGGCCAGCCCGCTGGCCAGCATCAATGGGAATGATCATACAGCAGGTTACAACGACATCATTGTTGGTTTCAACAATGCCATGCCGCGTAACTTCGCTGGCATCTGAGGAGTAAGGTACAATGGCTGTTAATCTCTCAGCAATCAAAGACCTTCTCCTTCCCGGTCTCCGTGGGGTCGAAGGCAAGTACGAGATGATCCCGTCTCAGTACGACAAGATCTTCACGAAGCACGATTCGAAGATGGCGCTGGAGCGTACCGCTGAAATGCGTTACCTCGGCCTCGCGCAGTTGAAGACCGAAGGCGGCCAGACCGCTTTCGACAACGGCGCTGGCGAACGCTACGTCTACAATCAGGAACACACGGAAATTGGTCTTGGTTACGGCATCACCCGCAAGGCGATTGACGACAACCTCTACAAGACCCAGTTCCACCCGTCGAACCTTGGTCTCATCGAAAGCTTCCAGCAGACGAAGGAGATCTACGGCGCGTCGATCCTGAACAATGCGACGACCTACAATGCTGCAGTTGGTGGCGACGGCGTGGCGCTCTGCTCCACGGCTCACCCCATCGACGGCGGCACTGTCAGCAATCGTCCTGCAGTGGACGTTGATCTGAACGAAGCCACGCTGCTGAATGCAATGATTGCAGTCCGCACGAACTTCAAGGATCAGGCCGGTCTGAAGGTCTTCGCCCGCGCTCGCAAGCTGATCGTTCCCCCGCAGCTTGAGCCGGTTGCAATTCGTCTTCTGAAGACGGAACTGCGCCCCGGCACCGCGGACAACGACACGAACGCCATTCTCATGACATCGGGCGGCCTGCCTGAGTCGTTCATGACGAATGACTTCCTCACGTCAACTCGCAACTGGTTCCTGCTGACGAACATCGATGGTCTCTCTTACATGGAGCGCATCAAGTTCGAAACGGACATGCAGGTTGACTTCGTAACGGACAACCTGCTGGTCAAGGGCTATGAGCGTTACAGCTTCGGCTACTACAACTGGCGTTCGATCTTCGGTTCGTTCCCGACCTAATTAAAGTAAGGGCGGCGTTACTTAAATTAGCGCCGCCCTTATTAAACTTTCCGGGTTCATTGATCGCACTGACAGCCCCGGCTGACGCTGCACAGACAGTGTGATCGTATCGTGCAGGAGGCCCAAATGGGTACAACCACGTTTACTGGCCCAGTTAAGGCAGGTGACGTTCTCAACACGACTGGCACTGCTGCCGGTTCTGTGAAGAACGTTGGCTCTGTCGTTCTGGCGCAATCGGCTGCTGTTACGCAGGCCGGTACAGCTACGGCTGCAACCACTGGCATTTGCATTCCGGCTAACAGCCACATCGTCGGCATCGACGTTCTGGCAACTGTTGCTTGGAACGGTGTTGCAGACACAATTAGCATTGGCACCACGTCTGCATCGAACCAGCTTGTTTCGGCTGGCGCGTTGACAAACATTGGTCTTACAAAACTTACGCCGGGAACGGACGCTACCCGTACCGCTAAGTGGATCGATGTCGGTGCTGATGACGTGCTTCTCTTTGGCATCCTTCGGAGCATCTTTTTCCCAGAATGGCTTGTCACTCATTTCAGCAATCCCACTTCCTGAGAGATTTGTTAATTCGGCTATTTGGGTCTGCAGCCTTGGCAGAACCAGTAAGTTTCTTTTTCATACCAGTCATACGCGCGCAAAAGCTGCTACGGCGACCAGCATCGGCATCGCTTTTCTTTGCCTGTTCGCGGCTTACAGGTGGCTTCAGGTTATGCCCTTCAGCCTTGGCAGAAGCGCGACCTTTAGCATTAAGACCGCCCTCTGGGTTTTTACCTTCAGAACGCTGCCAACTAGGTGATTTAGCCATGTTTAACCCCTTAGCAAAACGGGGGGCATAAAGCCCCCCGCTGTCCGACCGGATAAAGGTGATTAGCCCTTAAAGCCGGGACGGGGAGTGCCAGCAGCAGCCGACGAAAAGACGCCGCCACCAGACTTACGCGGCTTGCGGCCAGCGTGAGCCTTCGACATGACGCCATCGGCCTTCATGTCCTTCTTGGCGCGACCGCCCTTTTTGAAACCGTTCGTGCCAGCC